TAATGCAAGGAGTATATGCCGCTAATGATAGAGTAGCTGCCCCATGGTTTGCACCTGCTGGTTTAAATAGAGGTGGATTACCTATAGTTAGAACTGAGTATAAGTTAACACAAGCATTAAGAGATAAACTTTATGATAATAAAGTAAATCCAATTGCAACCTTCCCAAGAGTAGGCCCTGTTGCTTATGGTCAGAAAACACTTCAGAAAAAAGCAAGCGCTTTAGATCGTATCAATGTAAGAAGATTATTAATTTCTTTAAAAAACTTCATTGGAGACACTTCTAAAAATTTAGTATTTGAACAAAATACAACAGTTACTAGAAATAAATTTCTAAATTCTGTTAACCCATTTTTAGAATCAGTCCAACAAAGACAGGGTTTATATGCATTTAGAGTGGTAATGGATGAAACAAACAATACAGCTGAGGCTATTGATAGAAATCAATTAGTAGGCCAAATATTTATCCAACCGACCAAAACCACTGAATTTATAATCTTAGATTACACAATCCAGCCAACAGGTGCAACATTTAATGACTAAAAACTTAGGTTTAACATATTTATAACAAAACAACAAGACAATGGCAATATTAAGTTCAGCAGATATGTTCTATACAGCTTACGAACCCAAGCTGCAAAATAGATTTATATTTTATATAGACGGTATTCCTGCTTATCTCATTAAGTCCGCAGATAAGCCTAAATACACAGCAGAAGAAGTGGTTCTTGACCACATTAACGTGAAAAGAAAAATTAAAGGTAAATCTGATTGGAGTACCATTAATTGTACATTATACGATCCAGTAACCCCATCAGGTGCACAAGCAGTAATGGAATGGGTCCGTTTACACCACGAATCCGTAACAGGTAGAGATGGTTACTCTGACTTCTATAAAAAAGATGTTAGATTTAATACATTAGGTCCTGTTGGTGACGTTGTTGAAGAATGGATTTGTAAAGGTGCTTATGTTACTAATGCTGAATTTGGATCAGGTGACTGGACTTCATCTACCCCAATGGAAATTAGCTTAACCATTGCCATGGATTATGCAATCTTAAACTACTAAGATTCTTAACATAAATAAATTAAGAGGTGCGCAAGCACCTCTTTTTTTTACATATGTATATGCAAACATATAAAGTTGTAACAAATGGAAAACCAATCAATGTTCCCTACTGAGGAAGTTACTTTACCTTCTAAAGGTTTAATCTACCCCCCAGAAAATCCCTTATCAAAGGGTACCCTTGAAATGAAATATATGACTGCAAAGGAAGAAGATATCCTAACTAATGATAGTTATATTAAAAATGGTACAGTAATTGATAAATTACTTCAATCCCTTATAATCACCCCAATTAATTATAATGATTTAGTTGTAGGTGATAAAAATGCAATTATGATTGCTGCTCGTGTATTAGGATATGGTAAAGATTATTCATTTACATTAGATGAAGAAGAACAGACTGTTGATCTAACAGAAGTAAATGATAAAGACTTACAAGAAGAGCATTTATTAGAAAAAGGTAAAAATGAATTTAGTTTTATGTTACCTACTATACAAAAGAATATTACTTTTAAAATATTAACTCATGGTGATGAAAAGAAAGTTGACGCTGAGGTAAAAGGCCTTAAAAAAATTGATAAAAAATCCTCAGCTGCATATTCAACTCGTTTAAAGCACATGATATTATCTGTTGAAGGTGATTATGAGCGCAAAACAGTACGTCAATTTGTTGATAATCAATTATTAGCTAGAGACTCAAGAGCACTAAGGGAATACATCAAAGAAATACAGCCGGATGTTGACTTGACTTTTGATTTAGAAAATGCCGCTGGAGACGTGAAAGGCGTTCGGATCCCAATTGGGATCACGTTTTTTTGGCCTGACACCGAGCTATAAATTCGATGTTTATAATGAAATTCACGACCTAGTATATTACGGGAAAGGAGGATTTCTATATTCTGAAGTATATAATATGCCTATTCACATTAGGAGATATCATATTAGAAAAATTAATGAGGTTCATACTAAACAGAATGAAGAACACAATAAACAAATGGCTAAAATAAACCAACAGTCTAAAACAACTGCTAAAGCACCTAATTTTAATAAAGGGGTTCCCTCTTAATATTTATAACCATACCCTTAATATAAATGGCAAATTTAAAAGACACCGGTAACGAAGCAAAAGAAAATTTCGAGGGTATAGAAAGCCTTGTTGGTAATATTAACAATAGATTAAGTGAATCTTATGATAATATGGATAGATTCAACAGCTCCTTAAAAGAAGGTGTTGATTTATCAGATGACTTAGTGACAGCAAGTGAACAGCATATGTTTAATGTCAAGAAGGAATCAGATTTAAGGCAATTAGCAAACAAAGCTGCCGCCAATAGAAAAAAATTAGAACAAGAAGCAGTTAATTTAACTGAAAAAGCTGCACAAGCTATTAAAGACGGTAATAAAGTCGACCAAAAACGTTATCAAGTTATGGCTAGTCAAGCCAAAAAAGCCGCAGCTGGAGCTGGAAAACTTGAAGAAGGATTTGACCAGGCAGCAGGTAAAGCAAAAGTTCTAGAGAAAATGCTCGAAATAGGAGCTGGTACAATAGATGCTATGTTTACAGGCTTAATGAAAGCAGACGAGGAAACTGCTATGATGGCCAAAAACATGAATATGACTAAGAGCGAAGCTAATAGTCTAAGAGGGGAAATGGCATCAGTTGCTTTTAATTCCAATGAAATAGCTATTACTACTAGAAGATTAGCAGAAGCTTTTGAACAACTTAATAATCAGTTAGGAACCGCCCAAAATTTCAGTATGACTACTGTTGGTACTTTTTCTAAACTAACTAAATTAGTTGGTGTATCTGCTGAAGCTGCAGGTAATTTAGCATTTGCTGCCGAAAGAAATGGTGCTAATTTTAGAGAAGTTGAAGAAAATGTCTTAGCAACTTCACATGAATTACAACGTGGAGCAGGAATTGCTTTAAATATGCAAGGTATCCTTGAGGCTACAGGTAAAGTTACAGGACAGTTAAGAGCCCAGTTAGGTGGTAATCCTGAATTAATAGCTGAAGCAGTTACAAAAGCTAAATTATTAGGAGCTGAAATTAATGATATTGTGGGAGCAAGTAAAACTTTATTACAATTTGAATCAAGTATTGAATCTGAATTAGAAGCAGAATTATTAACAGGTAAACAACTTAATCTTGAAAGAGCAAGAGCAGCTGCTTTAGCAGGTGACCAGGCAACCGTAGCTGAGGAGTTAGCTAAGAATATGGGTACATTTACTGATTTTACTAAAATGAATACCCTACAACAGGATGCATTAGCTAAATCAATGGGTATGCAAAGTGATCAGTTATCAGATATACTTTTTAAACAAGAAACTATGGGTATGAATGCTAAACAACTCAGAGCATTTGGTAAAGATGAATTAGCAGATAGATTAGAACATGTTTCAGCCCAAGAAAAATTAAACTTAGCCCAAGAAAAACTCCAAAGTACATTAAGTGATGTTGCTGCTGTAGCTTTACCTATAGTAGATGGTTTTGCTAATTTTGTTAACTATATAGCCGAAAGTAAATTGTTATTGGGGGCTTTAGTAGGAATCCTCTCAACACTAGCAATAATGTCTGTAGTAAATTCTATTGCTTCAATTTTTACTTCATTTGCTATGATAGGCCCCATTGGAATTCCTCTAGCTTTAGGAGCTGTAGCAGGTTTAACAGCTGCTATATCTAAAGGTAAATCTTCTGTTAAAATGGCTCAAGGTGGTATTGTAAAACCAAAACCAGGTGGTACATTAGCAACCATTGGCGAAGCAGGCCAAGCTGAGGCAGTAGTTCCATTAAATAAAGCCAAACAGATGGGATTTGGTGGTGGAGAATCTGCCCAACCTGTAATAATACAAAATAATTGGGACGCGTTTGCAGCATCTAATGGTAGGGGTAGGAAAGGATTAGGTGGAACTCAAAATCTTCAAGCGAGTCCTACATTTGCTTAATATTTATAACAAAACAACATAACCATGGCAATTAAAGATTTAAAATCAATTCATGACTTAGTACAAGGTGAAGGTCCCGTAAATAATATGGAAAACCAAACTGGTCCTAATTTTCCTATAGTTGGACCTGATGTAACTAAAGGAGGATACCCTTTCGGTACCCCTAATAATTCCCAACTTCATGGTGGTCCCTTAGAAGACCAAGCAGGAAGATCATTAGTAGGGCCAGCATATCAATATGCTTATGGAGGGGCATCTGCGGCTGTAAATCCTTCTATCCAAGATCTAGATGGTGTTACTCCCTCTAAGTACGAAGATAATCTCCCTGATTAATGATTCATGGCGATATCGTTAAAAAACTTTTTATTAATCGCCGAAGAAACTGGTGTAAATCCTGATGGATCAAACTTTGATCAACGTTCATTAGGGTATGGAGATAATAAACCTCTAATAACTAAAGATTTACCTTCAGTAGAATCTCAAACTAATGGTGCTTTAGGATTAGTAGGTGAAATAACTGATAATTTTGTAAGAGGAGGGGTAATAGCATTAGGTAATGCTGTTATAGATGATGTAACAAGATTAGGTAAAGTATTAATTAAACCTAATGGACTAGCTTGGGCGGGTGCACAATTAGCTTTAGCTAGAACTAACCCTTTAGGACCTATATTACCACAAGAAGAAGGAGGTGAAGGTTTACTCCAACAACTAGCAGGAGGACCCCGAAACCGCCAAACATTACCTCTTAGTGTATTAGCAACAGCAGGTACAGGTGCCGTAGGCATCAGATTTAGAAAAGATGGCTTAATAGATACTAAAATTGAAAATGGATTCAACTATAATTCTACAAGAGGAGGCCCTAAATATGAATCTGGTATATTAGAAATAGCCAAAAACAATACTGAAAATTCTTCAGAATTTACCCTTTATGGAAAATATACTAACATATATGGTGGTGGCTTTGAAGGAAGAGAAGATTTAATTTTAAGATATCCAGGAGGTCCCCACTCAACTTTTGGTATAGGAGATACTGAAATAAAAAGATATAAAAGTAACCCATTTAATGATATTGGTGAAAATGGAGGATATCTTCCCTTATTTAACCAAGATTTATTTCAATTAAGACAAGCCCCCCTAACTCCTAGTAGTAAACATAAAGACTATAGATCTATAGCACCCATTTCGGGGCAATTTCCTATTGAAGATTCAAAAACAAGAATTAATTTATATAAATTAGGAGACCCAGGTGTTGATCTTTCGGATGATGATGTAGACGTATATGATGTTAGAACAATAGA